CAGTTGTCTCTGTTGTTTTGGTTTTTCCACCACCTTTTCCACCACCACCACTCATGTCAAAACTCCTTTAATAATGTTGTATTTTGCTCTGACCATCCTTTAGACTCTAGCACTTTTTTCCATCCTCTACGACCTGCTATGGTCATTCCATCGCATCCTTGTGCCTTTCCCCAAGTAACAGCGTCATCGTGCATGTCTGTTATTTGCTTAATTCCATGTCCTTTATCTCCTCCTGCTAGGAAGACGTGCAGAACTTTTTTATTAGGATACACTACTATCTCGGTTACTGCACACCCTTTAACTCCTGTCCATAGTTGCATGTGTCCACTTAACACTCCATCTACTATGTCTTTAAAGTCGTGAGTATCACCACCTTTTTTAAGTGCTGACTCTATCCACTTCTTACACTCTAATAATTGTATTCCTATACTCATGGGTCTAATTCTATCCTTACCCAAGCATTATTCTTTGATACTACTACTGTGCCTTGAGCTTCATCCCACATCAATATTCCATTTTGAGTTGCCTTAGAATCAGCATCTTTATGCTGTAATGTACTTCTAGTAGATGTTAGATACTTACTGATACGTTCTCCCCATATCTTCCAGTTACTACCTAATGGTGGTGGAGGTGTTGCTACACTCATCGTCTACCACCTGCATTAGCTTCTATTCTCATAACTCCTGACCTCCAATTGGTGTTTCCTACACCCTGAACCTTAATCCTTACTTGTCTACCACTAAATCTAACATCTGTTGGACTCGTTAGAGTATAAGCACCATGCGTTGTCTCTGTTGAATTAGGATAAAAACGTGTCTTGAATGTAACAGCAACCTGTCCTTGTGTCACTTCGTCAGGTATAAGCTGAGTAACTTTCATTATAGTATCGCCATTGCCAAGACTAATAGAGCCTGACTCTGCAAAAGGTTTGACCGCACCTGTATGTGCATGTCCTGTCTCGTGGTTGAATAAGTCACCATCTGCATCACACCATATAGGATTTTTAAACACACCTATGTCAACACCTGCTGTTCTTTCTAAAACACCTACATTCCAATGACCTTCCTTGTAGTCCAATGAAATATATCTGTTATTTTCAGTATTACTTGCACTAGGATAGAACCACCATATTTCTCCATGTTGTGAATTATGTACTGCGTAGACCTTGCTCATTTGTGAAACATTAATGTCATCGAATACATAATCCAAGGCTTCACAAGGTAATTCTTTAGCTATTGAACCATCAAAAGTATAGAATCCTTTCTTCCCCATCCAAAATGCACCTTCATCTATTGCTACAGCAGCTTTTCTTGATGCTGCACCACATGCTGTGCCAACTCTCTCAAATCCATAGACAAATGGCGCACCTGAGTAAGTAGCTACATGGGCATCATTATCTGTCAGGATAAGTGTCTGTCCTCGCATTCTTAGTCCACACATGATTTGACCAGTAGTTTGTAACTCGAAATCACCAGCTTCGTTTGTAGCTGAAGGTGTCCAAACTGTGTTTGCTTCCTTATCACACCATGCAACTTTTCTAGGATTTCCACCTGCACCGAGGGCGAATACGAATCTCTCTTCTGTTACCACTATTCCTTTATTGCCTGTTGGAGCGTTAACAACTATTGCGGCTACTACAGCAGGATTGAGTTGCCACTCGTGAATCTTTCCATCCGTAGAAGAACATGCTAGAAGGTATTCTCCCCATGTATCTAATGACCACGTTGTCGCTTCTGCGTAAACACCTGAACTTGTTGGTTCTCTACTATATTCATCATGTCCATAGAATCCACCACCATATCCAAGGTTAAGCGAACCATCCAAAGAACCTGATGTCAATGCTGATGGTGTAATGTCATAAACTGTGTGTGAGGGATTTATATATATTAGTTTATTGTATGAACCACCTGCTAAATAGGAGTCACTTGAATTGTCTAGCCATGAAATCAAAGCTCTTGGTGCATCTGCAAATGCACTTGGCTTTCTACTTGTCCATCCACCTACAGGTCTTAGTGAACCATCGTGCCATCTAACTAGACTAGCATCTCGCCATCTATTAGAAGACTCGAAATCTGTTCCGTTTCTATGAACTCCCGGTGGTAATTGTAGTGGTATTAATGCCATAATATTATGCCGCTATTTGTGTCCATGTCATTGGTGTTACTGAAATAATTTCCCATTTCTCTCTACCTATTGTAGCAGTTCCTGATGTAGCTGATACTATACCTGATGTACTCTGTACTCTATTACAAGTAGCTGTAATTAAAGATACTGGTAGTATAACTCCACTTCCTTGCCAAATTTTCTCTGAGTCTGCAACTAATGATGCAGACGGAGTACACGATGCAATTCCACCTCGTGTAGCAAATCCTAATACAGTTATACTCGCAACTGCTGTTGGTGTTCCTGAACCGAACCTGACTCTATTACAAACTGCGGCTATGGTTGCTTCTGCTGTTAGTGTAGCATCTGCTACAATTACAGTTACAGCATTAGATGTGAGTGAAGAAGTTGATGTTACTGTTGCACTTCTCTCTCCAACTACCTGACCTGCTATTACAATCGTGGATTCAGGAGTAGCTGTTGCACCACTCGTTCTGACTCTTGTACCATTACCTGTTGAATTAACTGTAGTAGTTGATGTACCATCTACTAAAGCAGAACCTTCAGGTACTCTCCTAGCAACACACGTTACATTTGCAACAACAGAGACTGTAGCTGAATCATTCTGTATCCTAAGTCCTACAACAGTTGATGATGAAGTAGCTGTTACAACTGTCTGTAGGTCTGCTTGGTCATAAACCTGTTCACCATAAATACCATGACCATAAACCATCTTGTCAGATTCTTCAAGGATGAACTCCTCTGAACCACAGGTTAAAGCCGCAGCGACTATAACAGTAGCACCTGAAGCAAATGTAGCATTACCTGTCTGTGTTACTGTAGAAGCAACAGTTACTGTAGCACTACGCTCACCTACAATCTGACCACTACAAGTAGTAGCCGAAGTTGCAGTTATTTGTGAAGCACCTGCAGCAGTAAATCCACCTATGGCTGCAAATCCTGAAGCACCTGCTGACAATGCTCCTGAAAGCAGTATCCTTTCACACGATGTAGTAACACTAGCAACTGCCGATATTACTATCGGTAGTGAGTCTTCACCAAATTCATGTGAACCATACGTACTCGTGCCATACGAATAAGCAGTAACATTTACAGTTGCCACATCAGCTCCTAATCGTTAGATTAGTTCAATGTTATATCTAAGTCACCCGATGGAACTCTAAACACGTCACCAGTAGCAATAGCTTTACTTGACGATAGTGTCGCATAAGCCATTAAGTTACCTGATGAAGCCGCATCATATACACCAACATGAGTAACTGTACCCCAAGAACCTGTAGCAGTTGGAAATTCTACTGCCGCATTGTTTGAAGTTGTGTTACCTGAAGTTGTAAATGCAACAGTCTGTCTTGCATATGCAGAACCTGATAACTCAGTTACTGTACCTGCTTCACCATCAGATATTGCTGTAAACAACGCTAAGTATTTAGTACCGGGAGCTGTGTAAGCCGCTCCTGCAAATACATGGTCTAATATTTCTGTTTCTAAAAAGTTTGTAAAACTCATACTAATCCCCTCACTTTAAGTTTAAGTCCTGAACCACTAAACCTAGCATCTTCAGAGACTTCATTTAAACGCTGAACAGAGGCAGAATACATCTGCGCCCATACAGCTACTCGTTGGTCTTCTGCTAGATATGGCGCTGAATGTAATAACGCTCCGTAGAGGTATACATCCGGTGCTTCTAGTAAAAGCCAGTTATCTGAATTGCTAATTAAAGAAGGAATCTTCTGAAAGTAGAGCAACTCAAAATCTGTGTCGGTACTCGGAGTTGGGTACAATTGGAATTGTCCATCTGCGTGTGTGTACATTATTGGTGTTCCTGCTGTGTCTTCTTGTGCTGAACGTTTGTCAGCCATACTATCTCTTGAAACTAAGTTGACTACTGTAGTTCCTGTGCCTGTGAGATGTAGTCTAATTGTTTCTACCCAATCAGCAGGTATTTGCATGTACTCATCACCTGAAGATTGCTGTCCACTTGAACGAGCTTCCATCTTCCAATGACGTACATCTCTGTTAATTTGTGCTTCAGCTAATGAAATAAAGTCAGGTATAACTGCTGTTAAGTCATCTCTGTTTAGGAAGTCAGCTATACTCGCTTTGAGTGCTGTGAAAGTATTTAATGCCATGTTAGTACCTCAATCTACTTTGATTCTCTAATTCATATTCTGACACCTTGCCATCTCTTACACCTTGTAAGAATGCTTCTTGTTGGTCAATAGACATTTGAGGCAGAAATTGTGCTATTTCATTTCTTGCTTGGTCAGAGACGTTCAAAGAAGATAGAGCCTCTCCTCGCTGAAATGGATTGGCATTTCCAGCACCATATTGCAACATTTGGTCTTGTATATTTGAAGCTTGAGGTGTTACCCCACCAAGACCTAGATTCGTTTGTTGGTCTTGAGGCTTACCTAAACCTCTTCGCATAACGTTTATACCTGATGGTATTGGTTCAGCAGCAGTTTTGGGTTGGTTTAGAAATTCTGAATAATTACCACCACCACCTGAATTTTTATAGTATTCGTATTCGTTTAATGATGTAGATTTTGTGTTTGCGACTGACCCTAAAACACCCTGTACCATCTTTTGCTCGTCATCTGAGCCTGTGGCATTTTGTCCTGTAGTTAAACCTATGATGCCTTTACCAATCAAGGATAAGAGTCCTTGTATTCCTTCTCCCATATCTTTCTCCTGTCTAATTAAACATTAGTATATGCTATTCTAACAAACCTCTTGGTGGTTTTGGGTCATCTTTTTTAAGCAAACCAGCTTTTATCTTACTTGTTTTTTCTCCCCAACCAAAGTCTTCGGCATATCTTGTGTTGATTTTTCCTGCTTCTTGACTGTACTTATCGACCAATCGCTGGTAAAGATTCTGTGATTCTGTGGTGCTGTTTTTTCGGATTTTATACGACTCGCCATTTGGACTCTCCTTCCAGTTGTTTTCAATTAAATTACCATCTGACCTGTAATAAACTAAATCTACATCGCCAATGTCTGCCTCTATTATAGCCTCTTCTACAATTTTTTGGAAATCCTTGTTAGGCATATCCAATACAGGCTTACCAGTATCCCAATTTGGATATTGAATAATCTGTGTGCCTGTTGATGTTGAAGTAGGTTGAATCATAGTATGTCCAAACTTTTCAATCAATATATCATAGATTCTTTGGTGTTCGTCTTTGGTAAGTTTTCGACCTATGTCAACATCCACTCCATTCTGTTTCGCTACAGTCTCATCGAAAAAAGCTCTTCGATATGAGACACCATCTTGTTTGAATACTGTACCAACAACAGCAGCATATAGCTCCACTAATTGAACATCAGCAGGATTCATACCACCTTTGATTGTTCCTGACATAATACCACGTACTTGTATATTTGGATTTATATCTC